GAACCGATTGACGGGTCCATTGGAGGGAGTGGTTTAATGCCGTTAATATCATTGGTCCAGATCACACCATTTGGTCTAGAGAATAGACTTTTGGTGTTAATACCGGCAGCTCGGTCTGCAATCCACATAGGGTTAACCGATAAATTGATATTATCTAATCTGGCATTGCGCAGAGTATTGGCTTCTTTAATAAGTGAACGTACGGCCAATAGTTCTGGTATGCCATAAAATTCTGATTCTCTTGAGTAGTTGGGGCAAGCGACAAACGGCTTGAACTTGTAGTCATAGAAGTTTTCTTCCATACGTAACACAACGTCACCATTTGCAATGACAACTAAGTACTCTTTAAAGTCACCATCTTTTTTAGGGTCTAGTAGTCCCCAATATTCCCAAACTTCAACTTCCCCCTCATCTTTAATACCTTCTACGTTGTCGTTTAGTTTATCAAAGTCTGCTTTATATTCATCTGAGTAATATGGTTTAGCCCATGCCGAATTACCCTTGCTTTGAAGGCTGATCTCGATTTCGTCTACGTTTTTGTAGTTTTTATTTTGACGTAACGCGGTAATAGTTTTGTAGGTACGATGTACGCATCCGCGCATTGCAACAACATCGCCTGGACGTTTTACGGTCCAGTCTGGGAAGAAATCATAGATAGGAACAATTTCAAGATCAGGCCCATCAAATAGGACTTCAACTGCTGGCTGCTTAATTGAGATTGGCATACCGCTAATTGGGTCCATCTGGGTAACGCGCCGTAGCGTTTCCAATTCTTTATATCTGTAAGGTACTTTTGCAATGGCCGTGCCATCTAATAGCATAGCCTTAATAAAATTTGCGCTCTTGCTTTGAAAACCCATTTCTTCAAACTGATGATGGTGGAAATCAGTGATTGGGTCTTCCCACATAGCGTCTTGGTAGTCTTCACCACGAAACTGTATCACACTACCCCCTTTAAAGAAGGCATCTACAATTTGTGGTACTTGGGTTTCAATGATAGTAAATCCGAATGGTAGTTTTAAGTTTGCTCGTTGAACAATAGATTTACCGGAAGGACTCCAGTTCTCATAAAGTTCTCTTGATTTACGAGCCAAGTCTAAATGTGGTTCACGATATTCCTTGCTGTTGATCATAAATGCTCTAACAACACGAATAGCGTGCTTTTCTAGATCTCGTTCAGGGACTTCTTGCTCGTCCCTTTCATATGGATTTTTCATACTCTACCCAATAATAAAGCCAGTGTCAGGATCAATACTTAATTCCATAACTTCATTCATTCCGGTTTCAGTATTGTGGTCCCAGTCACGAGCCGAGTGCATCTCTTCTGTCAAGGCTGCTGCCATAACAAGATCGTCATGGGCATCAGATGTAGCTTCCCGTCTTACGGTACTGCCACTCTTGCTAGAGATCTGCACAAAGGTTGACATTTCTGCAATCAAGTCTGCATCTAAAACGATAAGTTTACCTTCTTTAGCTGCAGTCTTAAGTTTCTCCGTTATCAAAATCTTACTTTGATTCGTAGTAACAAAACCAATTTTCTTGGTAGGTTTGTTGGTCATTTCGTCAATGGTAGATCGCTTGTAAAGGTTGCGATAGCCCATTTCTTTTAGAACATGAATTACTACATGTCCGTGGTTATTTGACTCAACACACATCCAAGCATTATTATAAAACTTGGCGAGTTTATACAACTCTTTTGCAAAATCGTCCGGCGTTAGATCACCCCAAATACGAGCAACTAATTTGTTGGTCTTCGTATCTTTTACGTAGGCGGCGCCGTTATCTTGTCCGACGCCCCCACTTGGATCTGCTCCAATTACGTAAACTCGGGCTGGCTCTGGTTCTTCCCAGATACTAACGCAGCCTTTGACATCTTCATGAATCTCTAAGATATTACCATGACTGATGAGATGTCCTACAAAAACTGGTGGCCGTGTGTTTCTGTCTTGCATTTTCAAAATGCTACTTGAGAACACGTTGGCATCGCCAGTTAAAAAACAGTCTAAGTCATTTGTTGGGTATTCATTTTCAAATGACTCTTCATCACCACCACATTTAGCTTCAATGCAATATCTACGCCAAAATATATGGTTCTTGGTGATCTTACCTTGATATGTTTCTAATAGTTCCAATTCTCTAGAACTTAATGTCCCGTCTTTTGGAAACTCCCAGTCATCAATATTTTCTGGGTAGTACTTATACCAGGGTATAAAAAATCCTTTATAAGGGGCAGATTGTTTATTGTTACGCCAGCTTTGCCATAACCTATAAAACTCTCCTGAGCGCCCTGCGGCTGTAGATTCGAGGGTTATTTCCCCGTTATCCGGCACCCCGTTTAACGATCCTACGAGACAATCTTTTTCTAGTCGCGAAGCTTCTGACACGTGCATGAAATGAATCGTTTTACCTCTAAAGTCGTGTAGTACTAGAATTGAAGATTCTAGAGGACGACCAAGGCCATCGGTTGCAAATGACAGCGACGTGGAAGAATCGCTCTTTTCTTCTGGTCTATACATATGACCCCAGTCACGTAGAAACCAGTTGTAACAAAACTTTGTGATGTCGTTAAAAATTGTTTTAACAACTTGCAATTTGTGGCATAGAACGCCGGTTCGCATATTGCTTTCCCATAAAGCGTAGTCTAATGCACGGATACAGTTTAAAGTTGTAAAGCCCACTTGTCGACATTTGAGGATAATGTTGCGACTGCTTTTTGTCTTTAGATACTGTTCCTGTGGAGCATTTGGTACGAAAAACTTAGCTTGCTTAGTAAGCTTGTCTTGAACCCGATATAGGTTTCTGACACGCTCCTCATGTCCGATTGCAAGCATCGCATCACGAAAGGCCAGTTTGCCCCTCTCTGGCCCTTCGGTATCTGCGATTCGGAGGACTTCCTCGAAGACCTCTTTAAACTTTTTTGTATAGTGTTTGGACATATTTTTTAAGAAGGGTCCAGGTTTTCCTGAACCCCTCAAGTTTATAAATTATATAATGAACCAATGTGTTCCGTTAGAAACAAGCATTACCGATTCATAAGGCATTACAACTTTATACTCAACTTCTCCATCAATCAGTTCTCCCGATTGAGGTGCAATTTGAATATAATTAGTTTGTGATGCAGCACCAGATTGATCTTTAATAATAAAAGTTTTACCAGCACCTTCAGTTACAGCACTTGGAAGTGTCATAACTTTTGAAGCAGAAAGATCAGATACAGCTACAATGTAGTCAGAAGATGTTACAGTATAGTTAGTCGATTTTGCGCTATATTTAACTTTTTGACCACCCTGAACATCTATAGAACCACCAAATGTTCCATTTGCTCGCACATATAAATTTTGTGGACCATCAGCTAATGAAGTACCAATGCTACCTGGATTTGCCATAGTATGCCAAATAAGATCATAAGTACCACTACCTACGTAGTTCATTAGTAAATATGTCGGTGACATTCTTATTTTTGAAGATCCATTAAGTTGAACAAATATGCTATCAGAAACATGGTTAGAAAATCCATTTGTAGTATTATTAAAATAAACACTTGGAGATCCAGCACTACCTGCATTTAAATTAAGACCACCAGCCGCACTAAATTTAGAAGAGATATAGCTATTATCCCAATCTAGTCTAAATATTGTCGTTGCGTTAGAATTTAATTTTGCAACTAAATCAATATTTAGTTGACTACCTCTAGCAGAACTATTCCAAGTTTCAACACTTTTTACACTTAGACGACAACCAGGTGAATTTACTGTACCATCATGACCATTAAAATAGATATTCCCAAGAGTCATACCCAAATTTATAGCAGGGGACGTATTGGTTTTATACGCATACATATTTATTGCTGCGTTACCACCGAGTTTATTTATATACTGTATTCCTGAATAAATAGCAGAACCAGTCCCAAGCAATCTATCTGTAGATGAAGATGCATCATATCCATTTACAATTTTACCATTTGTAAAAATATTTCCAGGTTTATTTCCAGTTGAAGTACCAATATCACCAGAATCAAAAAGAATGTTTCCAGCCATATTTCTGGAACCATCTTTTTTGAACATGGTAAGATCTTCTGCTACTAGGGCGTCAATCTCATCTCCTATAGCATTATCAGCAGCTTCTCTAGCCGATGCTTCGGAGGAAACAGCAGATTGACGATCCAAAATCTCTTGATCTAATTGAGATTGAAGATCGGCTTCAGCAGCTTCAGCACGGGTTTGTTCTGCGCTAACTGCAGCTATTCTAGCGGTTTCT